GCCATTTTCAATCCTCTGGATTTTACATACGATATGGCATTATTGTAATGTGGACTTAATCCAGCCGGTGGCTTGAATAACTGTTTAAATTCTTTTGGCAATTCTAATTTTTCAGGATAATCTTCGATTGGATTATAATTATCAACACAATTTGCGTAAATCTCTTTTATTTTTTGTACAGATTTTACATCTGCGTTTAGTTTTCGCAGTAACGAATTTATTCGTGCACCTCGCGCATCGCATACCCAACAATGAAATTTTTGAGATTTTATATTGATTTGCAATTTTTTTTTGCGGTGTTGGCAAAAAGGACAGTGATATGCAATTTCATCCGATTTCATGGGAGAACCAATACCCAGAAACGATTCTAATATTGTTATAACAATTTGCCTATCTTTGGTGCTAATCATGCTAAATGGTACTTATTGCAAAGATAGGAAAACTAACCCAATTGCTCAAGTTAATAATTTGAATTTTTCACATCGATTAGAAAATTTGCAATGAATTGTAGTTTTTCTGCAATTTTATCACTTGGATGATTTTGAAGAACCATTTGTTTCAAATCCAATATGGATGTGGCTGCAATCATATGTGCATCATCTTTTGAGTTTAAAAAACTTTCTGAAATTTTATATTTTTTTGCTATTTCTGGTATTGTCATAACTTGTTTATTTTAAATCTTTCCTAAAAAACTTACCCATTAGATTTTCATTTATTGATAACGGATTTGCCAATACATCCAATTTAAATTGCCACCAAACTTCCCAATATGTTAGTGATTTTTTAGAAAAACAAAACTGTATTATTTCTCGTTCGAACTCATTAGTTTTTCCACTCTTAACTTCACTCTTAATCCATTTATTTGATGAATAATATGTCTCCCAATCAGAGTGCCCACGAACCACCCGTTTTCTAATTTTACCACGCAATGGTTTTAATCTGCGTATTTTTATTAGTGATTTTTTACCGATATAAAATTTACCCGTTGGTATATGTACTATTTTGTAAACAAACCCAACTGCATCAGTTGGAACAGTATCATGGTTAACTAATTTCCCATTATATATCCAACTCATATTATCTCTTTACCGTGTCGGAATATTTTTTTAAATTTAATTTACCACCACGAGCCTTCTCTAACCGTTTTTCATCGTTTGATAGATTTAAACCACCATCATTTTCGATTGGTGTTTTATCACCACCCTTTGAATCAATAGCACCATTTATCGGCACACCACTTTCGTATATTTCTATAATACTTGGCATTTTTATTATGTTTTTTATTATAAATATAACACTATGTATCTAAACGAACAATAAAATTTATTGGATAATCTGGTAACGATTTTATTGGGTTCGGTAACTTGGCTACCGCCACCATATTAAATTCGTTATCATACAATCCTATTGTTGTTATATATGGTGTCAAATATGAACCAGTTGGGTCAATAGATGATGAATATTCATAATCACCAAAACCCGAAAATTTAGTTGGGTCAAGTGTAGACTGTATGGTATTTAGTTTTATTTTACCGACACTTTTGTCGGGATTCCAATCAACCGCAGTTGGATTTTGTGATGTATTAAATTCATTTTCCAACACAGTTAAAAATATTTCATTTTCATATATAGTCATCGTAGAACGATAATTTAACATAAAACTATTCAAAACAGAGCCACTAACTACATCCTTTGTAATTATGACAAATCCCCTATCGTAAAATATATTACCTTTTATATTGCTACCACTGTCTATTAAATTTGAATACCCGTCATCGGTATATGTCCTATTTAATGTGTTATCCGTAAGAACTACACTTCCAATTTTAATACCCTCACCGTACTTTTTTTGTGGTACAGCTATTAATGCAAACTCATTCTCAATATTACGTTCAGTATTTGACGCATATGATTTACGCTTACCAACCTCGGTAAATATAGATGATGTTGATGCGTTTGTATAAAATTGAGATTTTATTGATTCATATATAATATTCCTATATACGCTACCGCTTTTTTCATCAGTATCACTGAATAATGAACCACTACCGTTTAATCCAAATATTGGAACAATATCACTATCAGTCAATCGCCACTCCTTATACACTTTTATAAGTCTAATACTGATATCAGATTTTGGAATTTCTTTTATCATTAAATTTTACAACATTTAAAATGATAATTTTATTTTAATCAAAACTTCTTTATCATATGATTTTGGTATAGGTTGTGATGTTTTGGCAACCGCTATCATTTCATTTGAATCGTTATACAATCCAACCGTAGTTATGAATGTTTTAGGGTCTGATTCAAATGATGCCTCGGTAAACGTACCATCATTATTTATATAGGTTGGGTTATTCGAATAATTAAATTCTCTATTAGTTGCGCGTACAAAAAAATGCTGTGTTGAGACATCCTCTGTTCGTCTAGCTTCAAAGTCAGCACCTCTTCGTATACATTGCAATAATCTAGCATGGTTGAACTGTTCAGTAGTTGTTAGATATGATGGTGTAAGACTACCACTAATGACAACACCACCATCATCCGTCCATAAAGTTTCACTTGCTATAGTTCCTACTACATTGCCAATCGCAGACGGATTAAGTACTATAATGCCCCGGTCAGGATAGAATAATCCAAGTCCTAATCCATTTGATGCAGTTGGTGTATTGATTGTAGCTTCATTTTGTGTGCCAAGATTCAATGAACCACTAACAACTTTAAAAACACGACCTACCTTACCAAATGTGTCACCGAATTTTTTACCACTATCATCAATAAACGTAAACGTTCCATTTCCACCAGTTAAGGTAAGAGACCAGTTACCAGCATCCATTTCTTCTCTGAATCTTGCACGTGCAATATTTATGACATAAATATCATTGGCATCAGTTGCTATACCACTAGAATTTTCAAACTTAAATTTAGCAGTAGGGTCATCCAATAGCATAGACCGATACTGTGCATACGTAGCTTTACTTGCTAATAGTGAGTTGTCATCAATGGCTAATGTAACAGAACCGCTACCATCAATGTGCCCGTATGCAACGGCAAACTGTACCTCCGCCGATGTATCTGTTAACGGATTAGCATTGTACACATTGTAATAGTATTGACCACTAGTTGATGTTGTTTGCGTTGATGCTGTATAAAATGATGCAAGAGACCCACTATCATTTGTCCAAAGTCCGGTAGTTACGACCTCAACTTTTGCATTTACTTTATCAAAATCACCAAATCTCTTATAAATACCGTTTGATATACCAGACCCCGCCGATAATTGTTGAGATGGCGGCAATGATTGGTTTAGTAATGCTAATATTGCGTTGGTATCTATAGTCCCCGTATTCGCCAAATCAGCTAGTTGTGATGTTATATTAGGGTCTGTAATTAATGCCATAGTTATTTATTTATGATTGATATGTTACTGTTACCGGTATCGTCTGTGAACCACCAGTTTCATTACCATATACCGTTATTGTAGTTGCAACATCATAAGTTAATGAAGGGTTTGGTGTAAACTTAAATTCCAATCCACTCACAACCTGTGCAGTACTCGATACTTCTTCACCCAAAAAAACAGGAATAGTTCCCGTTGCGGTAGCGCCTTTTGTGACAGTTAACGTACCCGCATTTTGGTCAGCCAATACCATAGTATATCCGGCATTAGTGTTACCGGCAGGTGACGTGGTTGGCGTCATTGATACAGCACCTTCCAATTGGGTTACACCGATTGATGGAATTCCTAAACGAACGATAGGAATTTGAGTTGTACCCTTTGGCAACGTTACTAACTTATATCGGAGAACTTGTGTTTCATCAGGAGTTGCCTCGGTTATGGGTATAGATAATATTGCAGAATCATAATATGCAGACCCTTTCGGGTGCGCGGGTTCATATAATGTATAATCTATTTCATCATCACCTAAAGCAAATTTGGTAATATTCAATGCTTGACCGGATGCTAGTTTTTGTCTACCCTTCTTAGTGAGAATAGCATCAACCGTTATTTCAGTATTATCTAAATAAGCCATTTTTTTATAATTATTTTATTATCTCCTATAAATATAACTATTTTTAAAATTTATTAACTTACCGTTAGTATAGGTTCCCCACTACCACGACCAGTATCTGCGACTTTTAGTATATTTGGATTTGTAGTAAATGTTTCAACCGGGGGCAATCCATCGGGTGTAGTATTATTACTTTGTACAGAGCCTTTCCAAAATGAACGAATCATACCCTCACTTAAATTATTCTTATATTTGTAATGTGTAGGAAAATATCCATTTAATGGCATTACGGAAACTACACCATTTCCAGTTTCAATACTACCACTATATGGTAATTTTGATACTTTATATCTGTGAAATGTAACAGATATTTCATCATAAACAACAGGGTCTCCCGCTGAAGAACCGTTAACTGGCCATCCCGATATTTGTGTTGGGATTTTTTTAACATACTCTTCTTTTACTAAATATATATTTTGTCTACTCTGTGTTAAATTTCCAAATATATCGTACTCCTTAACAATACCGACACCATTTTTGGCATATAAACCAAATCCAGCATCTGATATTGTACTATTCCCCATGCCAATTTGTTGTAATGTCATGGCTGCATTTTCAAAACTTAATGTATCACCATTAGGAACATCTATCATGGCAACATAATATGGCAATTCTGACTTTATATTGTTGGTTTCTACGATATTTATTTCCGTGGTATGCGTAAGCCCTTCACCAACCAATGTCGTATTATCGTTAAATTCAACACCAGCTTCATAATCTAATTTATTTGAAACTACATCATATATATCGTTTGAATTTATATTTGAATCATATGAATGAAAATCCGATAATATCTCCAAAGAAGTATTAGTATCTATTTTTGTATCAAAATTTGTTTGTTTGGCAACTGGTTTATTCCATTTTGTTTTACTTCTTTCTAAATAATGTGGTTCTATCAATAATCCCTTAGACACTTTAGCCCTAGCAGGTATCAATTCAACCAAAACATCAAATAATGATTTATCTATATATTTTACCAATCTAATATATTCGTTTATATTTCTATCCAATCTTTTAAAATAATAATGCCGTAATTCATCCAAAATTTTGTATGAATCATTATATTCATCAGATGGGTCTCCTACATAATTATCTACATTAAATTCACCAAATGATTTTACAATATCTAAATTCAATTCTTTGTTTGGTGAAAAAAATAATCCCAAACGAGATGAATCTATTGGCGACCTGTCAAATGATTTTTTAGTTGCTCGAATTCTATGCGAAAGTTCTCCAATCAGTTCAGTTTCTTCAAACCTTATTTTATTTGCATATGAGATTCCAATAGACGGGACATCAGCGGTCACTATTCTTTCATATGGTTCATATTGATATGGATACGTAGGAGCCGAATAAAAATTGCTAGCAGTTGCGTAATTTTCATCATATTCGGTTGATATTGAAACATTTTTAACAAATAAATCCAATGTTCTGTCTTTTGGGTATTCAAAATCCAATCTAAATATTAAGTCTTCAGTTGAAGATGATACAGAATTGCCATTTATTGCATCAGGAAAGAGTGTATGATTTTTAAATTTTGATGTTTCAAGTGGAACTTTCCATAACCGAAATTCATCTAATAATCCATTAAAATCATTTCCAACTAAAATTTCAGAACCACTAACCCAATCATCGATATTTGTTAAAATAGACATGCTAACATATGTCTTTATTCTATCCGTTTCAGGCGTTGCTAATAAAACCTCAAACCAAACAACCGATGTATCAAGTGTGTGTTTATTTATAAGTATCTGACTATATTCAGTGGTTGATAATGGAAATTCTAAACTACCAGTAACGACTTCCGGGCCGAGTGCATATTCCCCTGTTATTCCAGAGTATACAGAAGTAATTATGTTCGGTGGAAAAAATGAAGATGTATATTCATACGTAAACGGACTTGCTGTTACAGGCGATACATATTCATATCCAGATGATGTTGCCTCAAAGTATGGGATATTACCTTCTCCTAAGTTTATTTGAAGTTTGACATATGAACCCGTCTGTTGTATTATATCAAGACTAAATCCACTTGATGAAAATATCCTAATATCTGATATAACATCCGGTTTTATCCTAAATTCTATGGCTGACGGATATTCAGTTGTTGTAGGAATTGGCTTCCACGGAATTTTTATAGTAGATTGTGATTTTAAGTGTATAGCAGACGTTTTATCTTCAAATGTAAATTTAGTTACCCCACCACGTGTAGGGTCTTGTGGCCCACCAAACTCCATTATAGTTAACATAGATTGCGGGACACCGTAACATGCCATTACAGCTTTAATTGCTCTGGCAGTTCCTTTATATTTTAACAAATATGGTAAATTATTTATAATTCGTCTCCATATTTGATTGTTTGCATCATATAAGGGTATGCTATATTTTTTACTTCCGTCTTTATATTCGCCAAACGCATACTCCCATAGATATTGTGAATCAAATGCACGTTTACCATCCCAACCAAACGACTTTAATAAATGCCAAACCAATTTATCAGGTATACCTATTTCTCTACTTTCATCAACAATTTTACTTCGACCTATCGCATTTATATATGACCACAGCATATCGAAATGTTGGCCAATCATATCTAAAAATAATATGAATTGAGAATTTTCATAGTCTTCTCGTATGAATTCAGGAATATTATTTGTTAAATAATTTACGTTATATTTATCATAATATGCCGCTGCATTTACTGTACTGTCGTACCAAGAGATTGCAGATAAATCAACCGTACTTACATTTACACCGTTTACTTTTGGATAGGTTACCGATGAACTTACATTATATAGATATTGCTCAAATCCATCAAAATCATTTAATATTGTATTAATATTGTTTTGTATATCTTGAGATTCTCGTGTTATATAAAATGAACTTGATGCGGAACTGGATACAAGTGCTTCGTATTTGTTCTGATAATTTTCTACTAATTTAATTTTATAATAAAAGTTATTTACCCGCTCCTCCGCAGAACCAAAATGTACAAAATTTTTCCAAATAATTTCAGACCCGCTTACATATTGTATGTTTAATTCGGATGTATCTACCCCCTTTGTTAATAAATACTTGGATGATATTTTGTTTGATGTGACGGAACCACTTGCAATAAGTTCATCAAATATTTTATAGCCGATTCCATTATCAGGTACTAATGTAAAATTAGCACCCTTTAATGGGGGGCAATATTTATCGGAATCACCAGTTATAGTTATGGTTTCTATAATTGGATTAGCTTGGATTTTAGATATCCAAACTTGTTGGTTTGGTTGTATGCTGGTTGGTATTGGCTCATATAATTTTAAAATTAAAGAATCACCGTCACCAACCCATGTTGTAATTATTTTATTATCACCACCGTCAATATGCAATAAATGAGTTAGATATTTTGAATTTTCACTTTCAAATATACTATCATCTAATTGCGATATAAATGCATCACTTATTCGATTTATTGCAACGGATTTAGTTATATCAGCACCACCGTTTACGAATTTTATATTTATTATTTCAGAATCGCCATATATAAACCCATTATTTTTTGATATAATATTATTTTTACTCTTTGCCTGTGCGTATGGCGTTATTTTCAAAACTAAATCCACAACACCATTTGATTCTTTAAATGGTGTACCATCTAAGTTTAGTAACTCGGATACATTTAACTCTATAACACCATTTGCAGGTGCCTGTATAGTTGATGTGCCATCAACTTTTCCAATCCTAATATAATCAGTATTTATAGAATCCCAACTTATTTCAAAATCCACATTATAGTTGCCGGGTATATCAGATATTATAGTTTTTGGATATACAATCCCTCGTATATCAGGTGTATTTGCAAATGGTGCATCTATTACATTAATTAAAATATCAACCGAATCACCTAAACCAAATGAATTACTGGGTATAAGTTTTACTTTATAGTTTCCGACATCTGATATATATTTATGTGGTATTAGAATTAATGCCGTATCCGATTTATTATCAAATATATCATCGAATGGTAATTCATAATTACGTATATACATCGTTAACTTATCAACCAATCCGATTGCAACTATTGGTATGAGCAATCCGGTATTTGAATTTACATTATATTCTAATGATGTTTCATTTATCGTTATTATTGCTTTATTAGATACAGATGTAATTACATCACCCACATTTATAGTAATTCCCAAATTACCACTAATTACTATATCAACTTCCGCACTATCAATATTATCGTTTGGTAGTATATTATCTTGAACCGAACCGGTTAATACAATACTATTTATTTTAAACTTGCCGAAATCAGCTGATGTGATTTTTATTTTTGACCCAACGGGTGCAGTTATGGAACTTACACCACTATTAATATTAATGAGCGAACCCCCATCAATCGAATAAACTACAGACTGGTCTGCCCCATTTAATGAAAATACAATAGATTGTAATGTGGCAGGTATATTATCGGTTACATTTGCCTTTGTTTTAACAAAATTATTAAATTGCAATTCACGTATTTGTGAATCAACATTATAATCAAATGGAACTATTATACCGTTCTCATACTTTGTAATTTTTAATGTATATGCGGGTGATGATGTATATATTGGTGAGTTGTTTGAAACTGAATTACTCACTTTATCTACATTTAATGTACCATCATCGTTATACTTTTTGTATGTACTATCAGTTGGTGATAAATTTGATACTGAATTTCCCGTATCTTTGAGATACTGTGGTGTAAGTACCGCTTCTATTTCATATCTTTCATAGTTTTCATAACCTTGCTTTTTTACTTCAACTGAATATATATTACCGTTCGCTACAACTTCCGTTAAGTTTACATTTATAGTACTTGGGCTTATTTTAAATGTATTTTCACCATTTATGTATATTACTGAATTCGGTTCTTTAGCTGTTATGTACAATAAAAAATCCTGCGCATAACTTATAGTGCCAATATCAGTTGGATTATTACTTAATGTCGATACTAATCCTGTATTTTGGTTTACTACAACCGGTTGTCCATTTGTGTCAATACCACCTTCAATAGACGGAACATTTGCCAAAAATTCTACGTCGTTTTTTGGTTCTGTATTATTTTTTGATTTTTTATCTATTATTTTTGGCATTTTATTAAAGTTGAACCAACACAGGTATTTTAATATTTCTATATAACTTAAATATATTAATTATTAGTATTTTGATATCCCGATTTATTTGTGTATGTAGTTGCACCCGGTCGCACATAATCAGCATCGCCAACTGGAGTTGTTACTTTGATATCAGGTACAACCGAATCTATATTTTTTACTATTTCTTTTATCTTTTTATTTAATTCTATATCAATAGGTGTATTTTCTGGTTTTTTAAATGAAACAACATCCATCATAAAATTATTTTTTCTAATGAATATATCACTTTTTTTGCTTATATATATTCTATCTACTTCATCTAATGTTGGTTTGTTTTTCAAGCTAACAATATCTGTTGTTATTTCATCAATAGGTAATAAGTAATAGTTTAATGTATTTATTAATATTTTTTGTATTTTTACTTTAATCTCGGATATATCCAATGCTATGTTCGGGGTTATTCCGGTTGGTGTTCCATAGTTTATATTAGTTATATCTGATATTCTATTAGTAAATTCAAATATACAACCTTCTAAAAATTTAGAATGAACATTTGTTATGAATTTATCAAAGTCTTGAATTTTATAACTGTTAACCAATGAACTAAACCACGCATCCCCATAATTTTCTTTTATATAATTAGTTACCAACGATGGATTTATTTTTTCAATATATGTAATTGCGTCATTAATAACGTCTTCTCTAAAATTACCGTCACGTTTAAATAAATCAAATCTTTCTTTTAAATTTTGCGTTAACTTAACTTTTTCGGATTTGTTAAGTGTAAATATCCTAACTTCAGTACGTGAGGGTGATATTTCGGAAATCCACAATTTATCATTTGGATACTCACTACCTACTCTTTTATTTATTAATGTAATTTGTGTTTTAAATATACCGTTATCGTAACCAGCTTCTCTCAATAACCGTTCTACATCAATAAAATATTCTTTTGGTAATTGATATTTTTGAAATAAAGTTCCATCCGGTATTAAAATATAATCACTTATATTTTCAGTAGATAATGGTATATACCTAACTAACTTACCATCTAATTGTGGTAATTGATTATCATTTGCATCATACACTATAAACTCAATCGCATCATTTGAACTAAATCCAAAAAATGAACGCAAATCACCGGTTTCGAATATTTTTCTATCGGAAGACCCTATTAAATATCCCTTATTATTTATTATTTCTTTTATACTCTGTATTGCCATTTGAAAATATATTAATTAGCACCCCTAAATTTATTAAGGTACGTGGATAATGAGAGCGGAGACCCATCACTTGGTGTTATTTTCAATGACCCACGATATTCACGGTCACCTGTAAATCCAATATCGTTTTTGGGTTTTTGGTCTCTAATCCAATTCAAATTTGGTATAAGTGTAATTTTCTTACTTTCACCCGGTGATAGTGTTTGCTGTGGTGGCGTGTTTATTATTTGAGAATTTTCAACAGAAAATATAACTGTTATAGTTTTATTTGTCGTAAAATTTGTAAGTTCTAATGTTGGCCCATTTATCCATTCTTCTATATTTCTGTTAGCCCTTGCTCTATATGCAATATTTCCCAAATTTCTATCAGCAGCTTCTAATATCTTAGCTGAAAACGAGTCACTAACCGTAGCACCTTCGGATAGCTTTCCCTCTTTCCCAAATAACTGTTCTCTAAGTGAAATAATTTCTTGTTCTAATGATTGGTTTCTTGCAAATAACGATACTCGTTGTATAGATTCTATCGTTGCTTTCTGAATTGCATTTTGTAATTCTGTTATTGTCGATGATACCTTTAAATTTGATTGATATGACTGATTTTGTGCCGCAGCCACTATTAGTTCTTTAGAATCTAATTCAACTCTAAGACTCTGTGATATAATTTCCAGTTCTTGAACTTTAGCTTTTAAATTATTGTTTTCATTATTTAGTTTTTTTATATCTTCACGTAAATCCAATATGGATTGCGTTGCCACATTGTATATAGAACGAAGTACAGTATCTGGCAACAATGGTGCTTCAATTGGTAGAAGTTCTATTATTGTAGTATCAATTGACTTTAATAGTTCATCTTTATTATACTTTGGTTTTGTGAGTTTACCTGATATTATTCCATCATCCAAATTCTTAGAATCGAATAAATGTACACCAAATTCATTTTTAGCGGGCAGTGCTAATGAACCACTAATCATTAATTCAGATATAAACGCTTCATTTTTAAGTCCTGCGTTATTGCTCATTTTAGTTTTTTATTACATCAAAAGTATATTCACCATCAAAATATTCAACATAATTACCAAAATCAACTTTGAATTCTATTTTATAAACTCGGTCATATTCCCAATTAGATAAATTAATTTTTATATAATTGCCAACGGAATCACAACTAACTTTGGTATATTCTGAAAACGGTACTATTATTTCATCAGATGCAAAGTCTTTAACTTGATAATATGTATTTTTTGGTAAATATTTTACAGTTGTATACACAAATGTGTCTGTAAATGTTTTCAATGGATATTGTTCCCTACCAAATATTCTAATAATTGGAGTAGTACCCACCCTGTACTGTTTTTTAAAATTGGTTATACCGATTACTATACCCCCCGTTGGCACAGGTTGTAATGAACCAGTATCAAATAGTTGGTCATCCCATCCTATTCTTATTTTTGGCTGATATATTGTGTTAGTCTCCTTACTAAAAAACTTTATTATACCATAATTTTGTGAATTATTTTCTATATCATTATCATACTTTAATATCAATCCATCATTTAATATGGAACCACTAACCCAATTTCTAATCATATCAATTACATCCATTTCTATATCAGAACTTTGATAATTGAAAGATTGAAATGAACTGCTAACGGTATACCACACCCCACCGACACCACTATTTGGATTTGCATCGGTATTTGGTTGTAATGCACCAGACATCCAAATTAATTGAGAATCACCTTCACGATAATTCCAAGTTACACCTGCGGTTGATATATTATCAAAACGAGTCCCTATTCCCATTTCCCAAGAACCGCTTATAGGGTATGCATACAATGTATATTCCAATGGTATTTCTTCACTTTGGGTTTCTTTCAATATAAGTTTAGCATCTTCTATCTGCATATCACCTCGTGATACCGATTCTGATAAAAATCCGGTTTCAAATTTAATAATGGTTCTGGATACATCCTTTATAGTACCATAGTAAACTTTACTAATTTCCAATATCTCATCTATACCGGCATTTTGATTTGGTTGTTGCAAATATATTGATGCATCTTTTGATGCTGTTATGAAATAATATGCCATTATCGTGCTCTACCTTTAATATCTGAATCTGGAAACTTTATTTCAAAAACAGATGGGTCTAATGACGGATATATAATTTTGCCCTTAGTTGCCGCATCTATATTATATGAATTATTTGTATAGTTGCCACCGCATTTATTCAATACTTTAATAGATGGTACTGAAGAAACACCTTCAACATTTGCTAATAATAATTCAATTTCACTTAGATTTATTGTTTTGTTAAAATTCCAATTATATATATTAAAATATTCTTTAAGTTGTGATATACACTTTGCTATTATTTCACTTTTATTGAAATTCGGATAACATATTACTTCGAAATCAACACCAATATTTATAATAAATCCATCTAATATGTTAAGTCCGTCCGTCAATATCCGATATTCACTTAAATATGTTTTTAAATTTTCCTTTACTGCTCTGTTTAATTGTGTCAATCTATTATTATTATCATAACCAAGTAAGTATAAATTTATGGCAAATGGATTGTTTTTTTCATTCTCATTTGAAGTCTTACCAATTAAAAATTTATTAATTTCATCCTTAACCATCTCCTGATTATACTCTTCAGAATCAGGCTTGTTTACAAAACTCATAACTAAGTCTGTAAATTCTTGTAATACATTTGGTGATGATAATATGGATGACGGTGAATTATTATCCAAAGTACCGTCCGCAGTAGCGTACACTTTTGCTATACCGCCAAATCGAGGCGGCATGGATAATGCACGTATCTGATAATCCTTTGCAGTTACCGCTCTGTTTTGTGAACCAAAATTCGCTAATGCGTTTTCACGTATCTCATCCAATGTTTCCATACCTCTACCACCAGTTGCGGGTATTTCATTATCTACAGCTAACGAGTTTTTTACAGTATTATAGAGCGCTCTTTCCTGTATAGTGAATTTTGTTAAATCCTCCTCATATTGAACGCCATTTATTTTAGTCAAAGTACCCTTTGCAACATTTGATTGTACGCCACCACCTACAAAATATTTTACAGTAATGGTAGTATTACTCGGTGACACCCCATACGTTTTAGTTTTTAAAAAATTAGTAGGGTCAAATGATTCTTCCAGTCTATTTATTGAATTTGGTAAACCCAATCCAACATTTTTTAAATTTGGAATTAGTAGTTCATCATTTGCATTTGGGTCTCCAACTCCGAACTGCAACGTAGTGGTATTATCTGTATTTATTTTTGTAGCAAATCTCCTTGGTGTTTTTATTGTTTTTAATATATATGGAACCGTGGACTTAAATTGATATAAATCCGGGTCGTTTATTTCTGTATTTGGTTCTTCTATAAAAACCATCTCTTGCGCTAAATATGGAACTTCATACCACTTATTACCATTGTCATCTCTAACATCATATATATGCACTATATTTGTTCGTGATAAATTTATCTTCCTGAATGGCTCATATGCACCAAATTCAAATACCTCAGTAACTTCATCTGCGGATATAGCAGATACTTGTTTTTTTATTAAAAAAAATACCGGCTCTCCTGTTATAGAATCTCGTTGATAGACACTTATTTCTCTGTTAGATTCATCTGAAAAATCAACAACATCCGTTGTTCTAAATGTAACTTTAGGATTTGTTGTAGATTCTACCCGCATACCTTCTTTAATTTTTAAGTAATACATATCATCCGGGCGGTTGTTATCACCACTTCCGATAGATGGTATTAATTGGTATAAAGACAATGTAGTTAATGCGGGTGTTGTTACTTTTGGTTTATATCCTAAAAACTGGGATAATGCCAATACGCTTTGTATGTCCTCGGCATAAGCTAAAAATGATTCTTTTAATGTATCATCAATATAATATGAAAGAGAATCTCCTATATATGATGCCAGTTCAATAAACATCATACCCGGTGATGTTTCATTGAAGTCAGCATACGTCTTTGGAAAGTACGCCTTAGTAAATTCTATTAAATTTGCACGAAAACTTGCAAAATCTTTATTAAGATATTTTATATCTTTTCCTCTATTTACAAAATTATTATTTGTTGTAGTTAATGCCATTTTATATTATATTGTAAAACTTACACTACTTAAATCACTTGTATCTGCAATTGTAAAATTCATTGTTATTTCTACTGAATTCGTATCTTTAAAATCATCGGTTTGCTGTACGTTTATTTCATCAATACTTACAAATGGTAACCAAGTTGAAATGGCAGTTGTTATAACTTCCTCAATTTTCTGCGCTAATGTGTCATCATTAAAATCAAAAATAAGTTCCTGTAGCCCGCTACCAATATTTGGTTGCATTATACGTTCACCTCTTTTAGTTAGTAATAAATTTTTTATATTTGTTTTAATTTGGTCAACTGTTTTAAAAGATTGATTAAATGCAGTATTTCCTATTTGAATTGGTAATGTTATACCAATTGCATAATCATCGAATTGCAACAAATCTTTTACTTTCCGTTGTCCTAAAACTATTGCCATTTTTGATACATATTATTACTGAAACGTAACGTTATTAAATAACTAACTACCCTATTTTTTAAACCTGCGAACTAATTCACGATAATCACGATTTAATGCTTTATCTATCGCATCAATACCAGTATTTGCCCCCATACCATCAATCATATCACCGTATCCC